ACCGTTGACACCAGTTCTAGCAAATAGAAAGAATGGTCTAGCTAGAGGTGTAGCAGACATAATGTCGCTAAGACCTTTTGACAAACCTTGTAAAGGTAATGTTAGTGTAACTTCTTTACGTGCAAACTCAGCAGCTTCATTTACAATGTTGCCGTTTGCATCAAACACCTGACTAAAAAAATCATCTTGATAAGCTCTCATAAGTTCTGGTGTTATCTCAGGTAACTTGATACCATCACCTTGCATGTCTAAAACTCTACGCATAGCTAGCTCTCTCATCTTAGCACGGCCAAGTAAGAAACCAAACATATCGTCAGTTGCAGCCATAAGCTTAGTAGAGTATGTAAACAAGTTAGTATTATTTATACCACGTAACATGTTAGTAAAAGCAAATGCAGCACGATCGCCTACTGATGCTCTACCACTTTCTTCAAAATATTTACGTAATAGTTCCCAGTTAGCATCACTCTTATATATCTCTATAAAACGTGTTCTAATTGTAGACATCTCACCAGTCCAGTAAGAGTTTAGTCTAGTAAAAAATAACTCAAATGCTTCTGGTAAAGCCTCATTCATAGCATTGATAGAAGCTAGTGCACCACGTATTGTAGCTGCATCACCATTAAATGGATAACGCATAGTAGCACCAATAAGCGTAGATAAAGGTCTAAGCATAGTTGCACTAGATGTACCCATAAGTGCTCGCATTGGTGTTTTAGGACTACTTAAAATACTGTGACTCATAGTTTCTTGCAAACTTCTTATAAGAGCACCTGTACGATTGGGTGCAGTAGGATCTAATCTACCACCGTATATTACAGTTCTAGCCCAGTGGTCAAAATCTTCAAGAGAGTTTACGGTCTTCATCATAGAAAACGCTTCAAACAATGCGTTAAGTAACTCATCATCAGGATCATCTTTTGCTATCTTCAGTATAGACATAATAGACTCTTTAGCATCTGCCATTTCTTTTTTAACAGCAGTATCTATAGCTTCTTTTCTGACTCCAGCAGCTAACCCTCTAAACTCGTCAGATAGTACAAGTCTAGTTCTTTTTGTTTGTTCTAAAGCAACAAGCATTGTATCTACAATCTGTTTAGCTGGCCCATCTATGTCATCTACAGACACAAAGTTCATAATCTCTCTGCCAGCTATACCTGTATCTCTAAGTTGTTTTAGTAATGAACCTATAACAAGGTCAGCAGCAACTACGTTACGTGCTGTCCAGATTTCGATACCATCTATAACGTTGTTCTCTCTAAACAAAAAGTCAAGATATTCACGTGCTGTCATTTCAGCAGCTTCTCTACCCTGTGTTATCTGTTGTACTGCGTTAACAGCATATCTATATTTATCTGCTAAAGATTCTCTACTACCTTTTACAGCATCTAGTTCAGCTTTAAACTTGTCACTTGTAAATAATCCACGTAAAGTACTTTCAACAACTTCGTCAGATGTACCAGCTTCTAGAGCTATACGCTCACGTTCAGCAGGCGTAGTAACTGACCCCGTAGAGCCGTCTTCTGCGCCCCATTCTGTACGTGTTCTTTCTAGTTGTACACGTGCATCTTCTGGATCTACTTGTGATATGTGAGCACCTTGATGTCTGTCAGCTATAGGTGCATTTTTATTTGCACGAAACTCTTGCTCGCCTTTTCGTAACTCTGCTAGTCCAGCTTCTATAGTCTGATCTTCTATGTTTTGATTACGTGCTTGTATCTTTGCTTGTACATTTTTAGCACCTTTACCAATTAGCATAAATGCACCATCAGCTACAAGTCCTATACCCATACCTTCTACGATGTTTTTAAACTTCATCATAACAGGATGGTCTGTATCTTTAGTAGTCAATGGTGTATCTGCCCAACCATAGTGTTTAGTTAAAGCACCTAGAGCATTGTGCCCGTCTGATTCTTTAGATACAAGGTCAGATAAAGCACCAATACCGGCTGCTCTGCGTAAACTACCAGCTGTTAACAAGGCTCTTGCACCACCAGCAAGCATTGGTATACCTGTTGCGGCTATACCTTTAGCTGCTAAAACTGTACCTAAAGCCATGCCTGCAAAGTGTACTGTACCACGTGCTAGTTTACCCCACCATGTTTTAGTAATAATAGGATCTTCGTAGCTATTGAATGGTTGCCAGTCAGGTTGATAATAACCTTTTTCTTGTCTTTGTTTCTGCATCTCACCAGAGAGTGCATCTATTGTACGCTCTGGAAATGTGGTAACAGAAGATATAGTATCCTGTGCACCACCGGTTATAATAGATTGTCCTTCTTTAGCAAAAGCTCTTAGACCCCACTTTTCAGCGTTTCTAGGGTCATCTTGTTCTGCAAGTGCCTGTTGCTCTGTCTGATAATCTTCTTCCTTAGCTCCAGCCGTAGCCTGTTGTCTCTTCAGCTCTTGACCAAATTCATTGATGAGCTGTGCAGACTGTTCGACCGCTAAGGGGTCGAGTTCATAGTCTTGATTTTCTGCCATGATTTATTTTAGTTTGTCATCCACAAGTGCCTTAGCAACTGCTGGAAGTAAATTATTTAACTGATTCATTGGTGGTATAAAACCAGCTATTTCGACGAATTGTTTAAGATCTGCTGGTGGTATATTTGGCCCTCTTCTAAATGTAGGATTACCGTTTAGTACCTTACCGTTTGCAATCTTAAATCTAAGTCTACCTAGTATCAATGCAGCCTGTGTCTGTTCGTCAAACTTTTGAGATAGATCAAATGGCATAGTCTGCATTTGCATAGTTTCTAGTATACCTTGACCTAGGAAATCATACATACCAAAGTTATTATAACCTCTGTTATAGAGTGCCATAACTTCTCCTAGAGTATGCTCTTTCAAAGGCTTAGATAATTTTACATACTTACCATCTTTCTGTACAGCATTGTACCCACCATTCTTTCGAGTCTTAGGATTAATAAGTCTTTCTAAGATAAAGTTCATGTTTGGCCCTGTAAAGGCTGCTCTATATACTCTAGATGATGTGGGTAAGTGTGTAAGTAGCTCAGAATCTTCTACATCTTCATACTCAGATTTAGCCTTTGACGACAATCTGCCTGTAGCTTCTAACCTCATTCTTGCTAGATCATGTGGATCTAAGTTTTTATACTGTCTTGATGCTAGTGTATAATATTCTGGTAAACTACCTAATTTAAAATCAGACTTAAAATATTCTTCTGCCTGATCTAAAAATGGTTTTTCTCCAGCTATAGGAACATTGCTATTTATAATACCGGGCTCTACAATAGACGCAGTTCTAAATGTGTTGATAGCTCTACCAGCTGCATTAGCGGGAGAGTACTCTGGCAACTCATCAAAATCATTGTCCTTCATTTTTGCTAGAACAAAGTCTTCTGCACCACGTTGGGCAACAGAATCTGATGATCCGTTACCTCTTAGTTCTGCAAACTTTTGTTGAAATGCTTTGTATGCCTGCCTTTCTATTGCAACAAATTTAGGTGTAGTAGCTTTACTTAAGTCACCTTCAAAAGTATATTTAGCAATATTAGATTTGATAAATTTTTCAGACTGCTTTCTAATCTCGTCTGGTACAGCTGTTATAGTTGCTCTATTTACAGCTTTAAGTGCTCTTTCTTTAAGTGCTGGGTTTACTATTGTAGATACATCCTCACCAGTAACTACACCGCCCTGACTAGCTATATATTCTAGTCTTTCTACTTTTGCAAGCTCATCTTCAAAACCTACAGTGTAAAGAGTTTTTAATTCTTCTGGGTAATTAGTATTACCAAAATTTGTTCTCCAAGCTTTAGTTACATTTTTTATATAGTTTTCGTCTTTTTCTCCTTCATAGTTTGTTATATACTCAAAGACAAACTTCTTTTCTTCTGCTTCAATTCTTTCTTGTACAGCTTCAGCTTCGCCAGCTTCAAACTTAGCTACAGCAGATCTTAGCTTTCTAGCATTGATAGGATCTAGCTTTTCAAATGTAGTAAAGCTACCATCTTTAGCCTTGAATGGTGTTGTAAGTATCGAGTCAACCTGATCTGGTAACACATAGCCTGACAGTATGCCAGACTCCATGTTCTCTGTCCACTCATTCTTAGCTAGTTTCATACCAGCCCCGGGTGAGAGCTTGTTGTAGTATGCAGCTTTTTTCTGTATGTAGCCTGTTGCCCCAAACGCACCACTTAATGCTGTGGTTGGGTTGTTAGCTGAGTCCCATATCTGTAACTGTTCTGATGTTTTTAGTGATGCTCTAAATGCAGACTCCTGTGTCTGCTCCCATCTTTGTAATAATACCTTACGATGTGCGTCTATCTTAGGCATCAAGTGTTTACGTAAGATTCTTTCACTTATAGTTGGGTTTGCATTTCTAGCTGCTGCTAAAATCATAGCAGAGTTTACGTCTAGAAACTGATTTGCCTGTTCTGGATCGAGTATTTCGTTCCAACCAATCGGCCCATCTTCACTAGGCAACTTTATTGAACCTATACCTTGACTAAAATATCCGGGTACATTTGTAGCTAGTCTATTAGCAATCTGTCTATCACTAGCACCGGCTGCACTATTTGCAGCTGTCAATGTCATACGTGATATATACCTTGGAGCTCCTTCAACTTCTAGCTGACCAGCTTCTCCGTATAGGTCTACATTTAGTATACCATCCTCTAATTCTAGCTGGCCATCATCTACTAAGGAGTCACCAACTTTTCTCAAACGTTGATACTCTGCAATCTCGTCACCCATGTCTTGGAGCTTTTGAACTCCTTTCATAGCTGTAGGGACGAACTCTATAATTCTACCTAAAGTTTTCATGTCCCTAGTATGTTGAGCATTGAAGTCGTTGATTCTTTGCTGTATAAACTCAGAATGATCTCTCTCTAGCTCTTTGGCTTGCTTTCCTACATTATCAACTTGACTGCCCTCTGTGTCCGCAAAGGCCAGTTTGTCGTCAACCTGTGGGGTCATGCCCGATTGACGACCGATGGTTTCAAAATATGATGAACTCATACAACCTCCATTTTCACATCTATCTTACTGTAATCAACAGTTAGATTGTTTTGATCTATACCTACAGCCATTGGATTTTTCTTAAGTACATCTTGAGCCATAGCTCCACGGAATCTTACCTCACCACCTTTGTAGTTAAACTCATATATGTTGTAACCTTGTGGTGATACACCAACATGTTCTATATTTTCTTTAAGTTTAATATCTGAGTTAGCTATGAATGCAGAACCTAGAGATATACCAGCATTGATAATTGTGCTTAGGTAATCTGTTGGTGGCATTAGAACTGGAGCACCAAACTCTGGTCTGTTGCCTAACTTCTGTCTAGCTGCTACCTGTTGTACTTGCATCTGCATTAGACGCTTTCTGTATCTAGCATCCATGTTGCGGCCAAACTCTTTCTTTATTCTATTTTCTAGACCTCCCTTAGCTGCTAGTAGGTTAAGTAACTGACCTCTTTGTGAAGCCTTTGTCCTACCGCCTTGGAAAGATCTACCTCTTGCTTTACCAGCGATATACTTCTTGTATGCTGTCTCAGCAGACTTGAAAGCAGCTCCCTGTTTTTCTAAGGCTTGAGCATAGTCATTACTGATACCTATGCTGTATCCTCTAGCTATTCTATTCTTGTCTCTTTTGAGTTCAGTTTCTCTATTCCAATACTGTAAACTCTGTGACTTAAATTTAAAAGTCTTATCTAGGTGTCGTTGTTTCGCTTGAAAACGAGCACCGGCATTAGCATCTACGCACACGGCAAAATTCTATAAATGTTATATTGTTTGGCCCATGTTTTACTTTACGTAAAAACTTGAAGCCTAGAAACTTTAGCAGTCTAAGATGTGCTTTGTTTCTGCTATCGACTATATTCCAAAGGAGAGACTCTGTGCGGCTATCGACATACCGCTTGGCTTCTCTTGCAAATGTAATCGGGTATCGGTGTATCTCTGGAGTGCAAAGCATCCATATGTCACCATCTTTTCCTACTCCGGCCATGCCAGCAGTCTTGCCGTCAGGCACTGTGAAATACACGTAGGATGGGTTCTGAGACATCAGAAAAGGAAGGGCGGTAGGATCTATCCCATGCCCCTCTTCAACCTCTCTGAGGTCATCTGGACGGAGATTAGAGGCAACCTGTGTGGCAGCCTCCAACGTGATTGGGTGAATGTAATTAGACACGTCTGTAATATTTTTGATTAGCGTCACCTTCCCAAGACAGCGATCTAAGCGTAGCTGGTGCAGGGTGACTTGATGTTAACGTTACCTCTACGTTTGTGTTTCTTTCGTATACTGGTACAGTCTGTATATGTTCTTCTAAATATGGTG